TATTATGGCAGGACATATTTCTGCTGCAGCTACAGCGTCTCACATCGCTAAGACCGAAGTGGTACGTTCAACTGAATCATTCTCTGATGTTGTTAGAGGGTTACACGTTTTTGGAAGAAAAGTCCTTAGACCTGAAGCTCTTGTACGTGGCATCATAGACTTTGCTTAATAGGGAGGATTAACTATGGCTACAATAGATAGAACTCCTAATGGAGGAACTGTAGGTCATCCTGCTAATGTCGCAAGACCTTACGTGATGACATCTAAAGTTCACGACACTGCAGATGGTGGTACAGGAGGTGATGTCATTCAATTGATTGATGTTCCTGCTGATACTATGATTGTTGCAGGTGTTCTTGAAGTTTTAGAAGCTAGAGGTAACACAGACATCACTCTAGATATAGGTATTACAGGTGGCGATGTGGACTGTTTTGTTGACGGTTCAGTATTAGCCGCAGGTTTTACACCTTTTCTAGAAGCTGCTGTAGGTGCTTCAGGATCTAGTGCTAGAGTATTAACTTCAGCAGACACAATCGATGCGTTAATCATCGATGGTGGATCATCAGGTGAAAGTGCTGCCAGATTTAGAATACACGTTGTTCTAGCTGACATCTCTGTAAACCCTGTTGAAACTGCTACAGTTTCTACTGGAACATAAAACTATTATAGGAGAGCAGGGCAACTTGCTCTCTTATCTTCTAAGGGGGTAAATGTCATATATGCGAGGGTAACATATGTCATACCTAATAAGTAACATACCACACTTTAAGTGTTGGGTACGAAAAGAATTTACACATAACCACCAAATGTATCACGGTGAATATTTACACGCACTAGCAATAGCCGTGAACACAGTGCCAGACAGATGTCTTAGTTTTCAAGTTGTATTTACAGGATGTGAAAGTGATGACGATGAAAACGAACAAAACGTACACGGTGGTGCAATGTGGGCAAGGATGCCGATAACAGCACTCGTTGCTGATATACCGTACGAAGAGTGGCCGCAGAAAATGCCAACGCATTTGGCTCAACCGTGGGATTGCAGTTCACATCATCATTCGGTAATGAAGTTAGATAGAGTTAGTTCTTCTCCGTGGATTTGCAAGATAGACGGAGAGTTTCACAAAGGACAATATCTGTTTACTGTAGACTACACAGAAAGTGACATAGCAGATGACCCTGCACAACATAAACAAAGTCACGTACTACAGTTAATAGATGCAGGAGATTGGACAGGTAACATCGTTGCCCTACCAAACAACAGAGTCAGAGCAACAAGTCCTGCACTCTGGGAGACTGGCGAAGGACCTCCAGACTTTAGACCTAGCCAGTATATACACAATGCAGAGATTCACGAAACGTATCTTGATCCTGCAATAACATTTGATAACTTATATTCGGAGAATGACGAATGAAAAAGAAAATGATGATGGGTGGTGGCAAAGCCAAGAAAATGATGCGTGGTGGCGGCAAAACCAAAAAATACATGGCTAAAGGTGGAGCTATGGGTGGCATGAAAAAACCAACTATGATGTCAAAAGGTGGCAAAGCAGGTGGTAAAATGACTTTAGCTTCTGTAAGATCCGCTGCTAAGAAAATGGGATACAAGCTAGTAAAGGCTTAGTCAATGACCAAGAAACGTGGGAGCATGAAAGGGTACACCATTAAGAGTGGTGACAAACGACCCACCAAGTCTGGTGCAGGGATGACCAAGAAAGGTGTTGCAAAATACCGTAAAGAGAATCCCGGAAGTAAGCTCAAGACTGCTGTAACAGGCAAGGTCAAACCCGGAAGTAAAGACGCAAAGAGACGTAAGTCCTTTTGTGCCAGATCTGCAGGGCAAATGAAAAAGTTCCCCAAAGCTGCTAAGAATCCAAATAGCAGATTACGACAAGCAAGGAGACGATGGAAATGTTAGCTTCACTTATAGGTCCTATCGCTAACTTAGCAGGCACTTGGTTTGAAAACAAAGTTGCAAAAACAAAGGCAGACGGAGAAGCAAAGGTTGCAGAAGCTAAAGCTCGTGCAACTGTTGCAGAGAAAGTAGCTACAGGTGAAGTAGCTTGGGAAGGCAAAATGGCAGATGCTACAGTAGATTCGTGGAAAGACGAATTTGCTTTGGTTGTACTACTTTTACCTGCCATACTTGTGTTCATTCCCGGAATGAGAGAGTACGTACAAAGTGGCTTTGAGGTTCTTGCCACGCTACCTGAATGGTATCAGTATTTGTTATATATAGCCATATCTGCATCATTTGGAATTAAAGGGGTAGGTCAAGCAGCAAAAATGTTAAAAAAAGGAAAGTAACATGGCAACCAAAAAGAAAGCTAAAAAGAAAAGTGGTGCAAAACCAACCAATCCAAAGTTATACGCTTCAGTAAAAGCAGAAGCAAAGCGTAAGTTCAAGGTCTATCCTAGTGCATATGCAAACGCATGGCTTGTGCGTACATATAAGAAACGTGGTGGTGGATACGCATAATGGTTAAACCTAAAGGTGGCTTAACTAAATGGTTTAAAGAAGATTGGCGTGATGTCAAGACTGGTAAGAAGTGTGGTCGATCTGGTAAAGAAAAGAAGTCTCGACCTTATCCTGCGTGTAGACCAAAGAAAATTGCAGGCAAGATAACTAAGGCTGAAGCTAAAAAGAAAACAGGACCTAAAGCAGTGAAGTGGTCAGTTACTGCATCAGGTAGACGAAGAAAGACTACGAGGAAAAAAGCATGAAGTATGACGCAGATGAATTTGTAGAAATGATTGCCAAACACGAAGGCGTAGTTCTTGAGCCTTACAGAGACATTTTAGGCATAAGCACAATCGGCATAGGTAGAAACTTAGAAGATGGTGGCATCACAGATGTTGAGCTAAACTACATAGGTAAGACACTTGAAGATATACTTAAAGTAGGTCTTACACAAGAAGAAGCATATTATCTGTGTCGAAACGATATAAGCAATGTAGAAAAAGAATTACTCGAAAGAAAACCTGTTGTAAATCAACTTGATTCTGTACGACAGATGTGCCTTGTAGATATGGGATTTAATATGGGTGTTCCTCGTCTTATGAAATTTGTTAAGATGTGGGGAGCTATAGAGGTGGGTGATTTCTACGAAGCAAGTCAGCAGATGCTTGATTCACGTTGGGCAACTCAGGTTGGAAAACGCAGTGAGGGTTTAGCAGAAATGATGAGGAGAGGTTATGAGCATACCCCAAAAAAATAAACCTAAAGATAAAAAAACTTTTTATGAAAAAGTTAATAAGCGAATAAAAGAAACAGGCAGACCTAGTATAAGACAAGAAATAAAAATGTATAGAGATAGACCAAAATTTGAGGGAGTCGTTCCAAAATATCAAGAACCTAGACCTGTTACTATGCCTGATGAACCCTCACCTAAAGCAAAAGAATTAATGAAACAAGGTAAAAAAGTTTATTTTCTATAGGGGATATTATGGATAAGAAACGATGCGAGACTTGCGAGTGTTACGATTGCGATTGCGAAGAATGTTCATGCGATTGTCATCACAATGATAGAGTTTCTCCTGATCTTCATGATCGACACGAGAGTGATAAACCAAACACAGAGATTTAAAAGTATAGATGAATGTCTTTACTTTGCAGAACGATTACACAGACAACCAATAATACCATATAAGGATGGCAATAGAAAAATAACGGCTTATTGTAAGCCAGTAAATAAGTAAGGGGAATACTATGTTAGCAGAACTTGCAGCGGCAAACGCTGCTTTTTCGGTGATCAAACAATTTGTATCCAACGGAAAAGAACTTTCAGGTTGTGCTAAACAGATTAGTGATTTTGTATTTGCAAAAGAACAAATAGAAAAGAAAGCAAGTAGCAAACAGGGTGCAAGTGGTGATCTAGAAGAGTTCATGGCTCTTGAGCAAATAAAAGAAAAAGAAGAAGAACTCAAGAAGATCATGATATATTTAGGTAGACCGGGATTGTGGCAAGATTGGCAAGCCTTTCAAGGTGAAGCACGAAAGTCTAGACGCTATGCAGAAAAGGTAAAAGCGAAAAGACGTGAAGAGATATTTGAATATATTACATATACCATAGTATTTCTTATGATAATCGGCTTTGTTTGTTTACTAGCTCTTGTATATATAAACCACAAATAGATTGACATTTGGGCAGTCTATCTGTATAATCCTAAAAAGGAGTACCCCCATGAAGAAATTAGCCGCACAAGCATTAGCATTTCAATATCAACTACAAATTGAAAATGCTCAAACTATATTAAATAACAATCATGCAGCATTAAACATGATTGATACAGCATTGAATGAGATAATAACTGCAAATGAAAAATTAAAAGTTATTAATGATATGATGCAAAATGTTGTAAAAGAAGTGGATGTCGAGCAGAAAGCTTCAAGTGGTTAATTACAGAATAATTAAATTAAAAAAAAAATTTAAGAATACTGTTACGCACGGATACCAAACCTTATAGACTTCTTACACAAGAACAAATAGATAATCTAAACAAACGTTTAAAAAGTCCTCAAAGAATACAACGTATCCGTGACAACTACTTAGAAACAAAACGACTTCAAGAAAAATTAAAGCACCAAAGACTGCAAGAGAAACTTGAAGAAGAAAAAACCAAATTAAAATTAAAAAAGAAATCTCGGAAAAGATATGGCAAGTAGTTACTTAGTACTTATAAATAATGTGCTTAGAGATTTAAATGAAGTAGAACTGACAAGTAGTGGTTTTAGTTCGTCACGTGGTATTCAAACTGCAGTCAAAGACTATGTTAATCGTGCAATAGATGACATAATTAACTCTGATACTGAATGGCCCTTCACGGTCATCAACAAAAGTTTTACGACAACTGCAGGCACACGTCTTTACACTAGATCAGCACTAAGCACAACCGATACAAAAACTGTAGACTTTGACAGTTTTACATTTCTTGAAGCTGCAGATAAAAAAGAAATTACACTTGAGTATTTAACATACAGTGAATACCTTGATAACTTTCACGAAAGAGATACAGATCCAACAGGTAACTCACGAGCTATACCTGTGTATGTTTATGAAGATCCACAAAACAATATAGGTTTATCTCCTGTTCCTGACAAAGCAACATACACTGTAAAATATTATTATTACGCCACACACACAGCATTAAGTTCAGCAACAGATACATCAATTATACCGACTAGATTTGAAACTGTAATAACAGAGAAGGCAAAGTACTACGCTTTTGTTTTACGTGGTGATGTACAAAACGCACAACTCGCACAGATGCAATTCGATAAATCAATCAAACGTATGCGTGTTGAGTTAATTAACAAACAATTATATATGAGAGCCGTTTAATGCCAGAGTTGAGTCAGACAGGTGCATTTCCTTTTATTTGTGAAGGTGGGTTAGTTGCCAACCGTTCTACATTTATTATGAAACCCGGTCAAGCTATACAACTTGAAAACTTTGAGCCTGACATAGAAGGTGGCTATCGCAGGATAAATGGATATAGTAGACACATAAGACAAATTGTACCACACACAAGTTCATCTGCTGAATCAGTGCTTATGGTTACTACATTTGCTAACAAGACTCTTGCAGCACGAGGAGAAAAAATATTTAGTTCTGCATCTACAGATTTAGGAACAGGAGCAAACAACGCTATAGCAGCAAACACTACAATGACAGGTTCAGGAACTATAACAGTAAAAAGCACTACAGGATTTAGTTCGAGTGGAACGTTGCAAATAGACAGCGAACAGTTTACTTACACAGGTGTTACATCAACCACATTTACAGGTGTAACAAGAGCCGTAAACAGCACAAGTGCTGCGGCACACTCTGCTTCTACTGATTCAGGAAGAACTGTAGTATCAGAGAGTTGGACTGAAAGAGATACAGGAAGAACAAACGCAGGTAAATATTCTTTTGAACGTTTTAACTTTGATGGCAACGATAAAATTGTTGTTGTAGATGGCACTAACGATCCAACAGTATTTAACACATCCCTTAGTGCAACAGATGTAACAACAAGTAGTGTTGAAGGTGCAAGCATAGTCGCATCATTTAAAGAACACATGTTTTATGCAGGCATGTCAAGCACACCTCAAGAAATAGTATTTAGTCAACCCTTTGATGAAGATGCGTTTAGTAGTGGATCTGGTGCAGGTAGCATCAAAGTTGATGACACTGTGACAGGACTCAAGGTATTCCGTGATAACTTATTTATCTTTTGTGAAAACAGAATATTCCAACTTACTGGA